AACACTTCACGTAAAGACCCTATCACTAAGAAAACTAAGTCAGTTCGTCTTTGGGTTCGACCTAAAGATGACCCGCTGACTGAAGATCACATACTTAACGATTTCTAATTACAATGAAAGCACAAGATATTCAGATTGGTTTGCGCGTCCGTGTGCTATCCAATAATCAAAAAGCACTTGTTGTGGGTAAACCTGAATACTACACACCACGTGCAAAGCTAGTTCGTATTAAGTACGAAAATTCTACGCGCTATGAATATATGATTAATCATCAAATTGATCCGTTACCTGCTGATGAGCAGTACCCGGCGCTTGGTGGTTCTTACGTCAAACCTGAAGGGGCATTTTAATATGGCTGAAGCACAACCAAGTAAAAAGCGTGGAGGTCACGCTTATGGGCGACGAAATCATCAGATGTCTAACACCGCTGAAGAAGGTGAACTTTGTATTTACAGCGGTCATGCACTAGGTCGCTTTTCCACGCATTCAATGCGATACGACAGTCATCAAGCGTGTGTACGTTGCGTTGCTACTGCACGCGAAGGTATGCTGTCATTTGATATTAATCGCCTGCTTAAAAAGTATCGGAGCAAAGCACTAAAGTTCTGGTCACAAGTTGATATCGGTGCACCTGATGATTGCTGGATGTGGAAAGGTACTATCAATCCACGCACCAAGCAGCCACAGTTCTCTTGGCGTAGACACGGCATCAGTACTTCAACTCAGCATCATCCTCAGCGTGTTGCTATGTGGTTTACCTGGGGTGACCTTGGCTATACAGGTGTGAAAACAACTTGCGGTGAAAAGTATTGCTGTAATCCATTTCATTTGATACCTCAGCATGTCGGTGTGTTTGTTGACCAAGATAGTTTTTTAGATTCATTTGAACTTGCTTGTCAACTACACACACTGAAGCAGCAAGTTGCTGAATACATGATTGAGGAAGCCCTTAAAGAGCAGGAAAGGGCAGATGATACTGCTGCTATCGATGCTCGTGCTGCCCTGCTCATGAGCCCGGATACAGGCTTTGCAGAACGCTTTGAAGCAGTGATGACTGACATCCTTGCCGGGCAACATATATCTCAAACAGAACCTGATGACCCTGGTTTATTTCGTAAGCCAATAGATAACGATGAGTCTGACGAAAATCCCACAAATGAATTTTAATTTAACTATCCTTAGTAAAGAGTCATAGTATTATGTCACGCCGAACTGATTTAATTAACCAGCTGTTTCATACAGATAAGTATGGAGAAGATGCAGAGAAGGAGCGTAAGTTTCTTGCTGCTACTGCTGAGTTAATCCTTACTGACTTCATTAACATTGCTCTTAAGGGCATTGAGAATAAAGGTGCAGGCAGTCTTATCATCAATCTAATTAACGACTCCACAAGTTATATGAGTGGAGCGGATGTTGAATCAGATTTACTGGTGGCTGAATCGGAGCGTGACGAAGAAGTGCTTGAGTTTCTTAGAGACTTGATGCATGAAATCGATACTAATGACTGGACAAATAATGTATTGATTACACTGATTAGTGATGCCGGAACAAGAACATTTAGTATCGAAGCAGGTGGGGGCCAAGAAAGCCTCAGACAGAACACAGCAAAATTTGGCTGATAAGCTTAAAGCTTCTGGCCTTAAGTTACCTCTGTATCCACCGCCGCAAATTATTGAGCGTGCGCGTACGGTAATGGGTAGCATTGATTTTGACCCTACGTCTGACCCTGTGCAGCAAGTACTTGTTGATGCTACATCAGTACCATCAATTGAAAACAATCCGCTGCAAGAACACTGGCACGGTAATGTTTTTGTTGCTCCTAAAGGTGCAGTGCGTACATCACGCATCTGGTTAAACAAAACTATTTCAGAGTATCGCAATCACTATATCAATAGCTTTTTGTTTTTTACAAATGCTAGTGAACTACTGCGTGCCGCTCCAGTCATTTATGACTATCCTTTCTGCATTCCGTTCAAGCGTGTCAAACAACTTAAAGCTACTTCTAAAGGGTTTGAACCTATCTCTCCATCTATGTGGAATGTTATTGTTTACGGTCCGCCTGTCGAAACAACTGTCACTAGCATTGATAGAGTGTCTTTGTTTTACAGCACCTTTAGAGATATTGGTCGCATTTGTTTTAATGAGTACGCAGGCGATAGTTGGCAGCGTGATTTAGATTATTTTGAAGAAAGCAAAGGGGATGTTTGATGCCTAAACATCTCAATGAAAATAACTTTGTCAAGCTACCGTCTGGCAGCAACGTCCACTTGTATCGTTTGATACATCGCGACGGTACATTAATGTGGAAGAACGCTTTAGTTAATCAATACAAAGAATTATATGTACCTACAGAGCAATCGCATGAAGCTCACATAATAAAAACAGCTCAACGTATTGAAGAGCTGAATACTTGGGTATCTAATTTGGTTGAACCTTGGGAATGCATCAAACCTATTATGTGGTATTCACCAGGGCATTCACATCAACCACTTGCTGAAGGCTACGCTTGTTACTTTCAACATACAAAACTTGCTTTAGCTGATTTGTATCATAGCCTTGCTCAGCATATTCAAAGCCACGAAACACTTGAAGAAAGTGAAGCTGGCTTATATTTCAGCAGATGTTAGGCCGGCTAACGCCGGCTATATGCTTAGTCGTTATCTTCTAGCTTTTTAATTAGTCTGTCTAAATACCAACGTGCTTTTCTAGCATCTTGCAAAGGCTTTTCTTTTAGCCACAGTCGCAAGATATATTTTAGTACTTGCCCTTGAAGCATACCTTCAGTGACTGTAGGTGCATCTTGAATTGCATCTTCAATCGTATCGATGGCTTCAACACGTCCGCGTGTGTAGTGCGCAGGACTGTTTACCATGCTGTGTTGACGTTTAATTGTGTTTAGATCTTCATTGTTTTTCAGAAACACTTCTTCAGTATCTACCACCCTGTATTTATCGTTGTTTCTGTAATCAAAACTATCTAAATCTGAATACGACATTCTCTCATTTGCTTAGTTTCTTCCCTACTATAGAGACGATGAATAACTGATGTGAGATATGGCGAAACCTAAACCAATCTTTTCTGACCCTACATTTATTCCAAATAAAGATAACTACTTTATGGCTGTAGCTAAGCAAGTAGCTACAGGTTCCAATCACCCAATTGCTCCAGGTGGTTGCATTATTGTGCGTGACCGTGATATTATCGGTAGCGGAAGAAGTGTATTGGCTGAATGTAAGGTTGAAATTGATTGCATGACTTATGCAATTTCTACTGCGTGCAAACGTGGTACACCTACAGCAGGTGCTGTTGTTTATACAACACGATATCCGTTCAGTGCATCTGTCTTTCAGTTGCACATTATGGGTATCAAAAAAATTGTAGTGTTAGCGCACGATTGGGAACCGTACTACAAAGATGAATTTAGACGAGCAGCAAGATTAGCTAGAGAATTACTTATATCTATTGAACCTTTATTTGAAGACAGTGACACAAGATTTGAAACCAACAACCAAGCTCCCCGTTTTGATGAACGGGAAGAGCAGTTCGACAACAAAGACCTCTACACTCACAGCCCGGCAGAAGCAGATGACTTCGGACCTGATGAATATGAACAACAGATCAATGACTCAGACAGCACTACTTTTTGACCTTGAATCAACAGGACTTCTCAGGCAAGGCAGCCAACTTCATTGTATTGTTGCTCGCGACTTGTCTAATATTGACAAACCTTTGGTATGGGATGCACCAAACCAGAACCTAGACCTTGGCGTTGAACAACTGCGCCGAGCTGATGTATTGATTGGACACAACATTATCAGCTATGACGTACCTCTTATCAAAGAGTTGTATGACTTCAGCCCGCAGGGTCAGCTTATTGACACTCTCGTTTTGTCACGTCTGTTTTATCCACACATTGCAGACCGTGACTACGAACGTAAACCTATCGGTATGCCACAAAAACTGTATGGCCGTCATAGCCTAGAGGCGTGGGGACATCGCCTTAAGTGCTTCAAAGGAGATTACGGTAAACACGACGGTGCTTGGGATGTGTATACACCTGAGATGCGTGACTACTGTATTCAAGATACTGAAGTGACACTCAAACTATACGAACTACTGAAAAGACGGATGAATGATTATGCTTGATTGTGTTGAACTTGAACTGAAGATGGCTGAGCTTATGGCTCAGCAAGAAGCAAGCGGCTTCCGCTTTGATGTAGAAGCTGCTGAACGTGTACGTGAGCGTCTGCAGAATGAGTTCGAAGAGCTGACTGCAGCAATCACTAAGCAATTCCCTTATGTACCTGGCAAAGTGTTTACGCCTAAGCGTAGTAACAAGAAGCAAGGTTACTTTAGTGGTGCACCGATGACTAAGCTGTTAGATTTTAATCCTTGCTCACGTCAACATATTGCTTGGGCACTACAGAACTTTCAAGGTGCACGCTTCACTAAGCTTACAAATACAGGTAAGCCACAGGTTGACGAGGCTGTGCTATCTGAAATACGTGATATTGCATATCAGCAGGACAACCACAAGCTTGCTGAAAGTTGTGAGACTTTTATCAAGCTACTGACACTACAGAAGTGGCTAGGTCAACTGTCTGAAGGCACAAACTCTTGGTTCAATACCATTGAACAAGACAACTGTATTCATCACAGCTGCAGCCTTGCAACACAGACAGGGCGCAACGCACACCGTGGTCCTAACTTAGGGCAGGTTGTAAGCGCACCTTGGGCACGTGAATTGTTTGTACCTCACCCAGGCATGGTGATGGTAGGTGCTGACCTTGAAGGTCTTGAGCTGAGGTGTCTAGGTCATTACCTTAGCCGCTTTGATGAAGGTGCATTTGCAGATGTTGTGCTCAATGGTGATATCCACCAGCAAAATGCTGACCGTGTCGGCTGTACCCGCAAAGAAGTTAAGACTATTACTTATGCATTCATTTATGGTGCAGGTGACCAAAAGCTAGGCCATAGCCTTAAACCGGAGCTATCAGATGCTCAGAAAAAGCAGTTAGGTCAAGAGCTGCGTAGAAAATTTCTTGACGCAATCCCAGGTTTGGAGCCATTAATTGATGCAGTTAAGCAAAGAGTTCGTAATAGCGGTCGTCTTAGGGGCCTTGATGGGCGTCCTATATTCTGCAGGGCTGAGCACGCATCTCTCAACTACCTCTTGCAGTCCGCTGGTGCAATACTGTCCAAGCGATGGGTCGTGGTAGGTCAGCAGTTACTTGACGAAGCGGGGTTGACGTATGACGTTGATTACACACGATGCGCTTACATTCATGATGAAGTGCAGCTGTCAGTTGTACCAGCAGAAGCTGGACATGTTGCTGAACTATTAGAAGCTGCTGCACCTAAAGCAGGTCAGCACTACAAATTCCGTGTACCGATTGCAGCATCAGCCGCACAAGGCAAGAGCTGGCAAGAGACGCACTAACGTCCAGACCACATACCGGCAGACCTTAGTCGTTTCAGTGCACGCTCTTGACTGCCTGGTTCACTAGCAATCTGCTCTTCAATCGGCAACATTGGACTGTCGCGTTTGTTCCTATCACGTTGAACTTCATCAATACGCTTCAGTCCGCCACCGTTATATGTCGGAATTCTATCTTCAAATTTAAATAAACCAGCGAAACGCATAACGTTTATTTTTATTGTAACCTAGTAATAGGAGTGCGTTCAACCGTAAGGTCGCAAGTAAGTCTTAAGGACTGAAGGAACGGGTTTTACCTTAAACACTACCGGAGAATAACGATGACTCAAGTCGAAGTATTGGGCCTTGAATCTGCCCGCAATAAAATGATTCGTGCTCGTAAAGAGTATCAACGTGCACTGCTGCAAGACACTACTTACCGTGGTGTCCATTACTCAGCAGAGCATCCGATGTCTGAGGTTCACGGTACTTTTATTTACCGTGGTCATACCTACACCAAATAAT